GCTTTTAGCAAGGCAATATTATCTACCTTAACAAACTCATCTACCCATTTACTCCTAATATTAGAATCTAAATACCAGGTAATAGCATTTAATATTTTGGTATAGTCCTCATTGTTTAAACTAGCATAGTTAATAGTTTTTAATTTTACGTTCATTAACAACCTCTCACATTATGTTTCTCCCAGTATAACTCCCAATCTTCAGATACTACATCATGTATATGTACTTTTTCAAACTCATACTTAGGTTTTAATTTATTTATAACAAAGTCTACAGTTTCCGCAATACATTCTGATTCAGATATCTTTTCTTCATATCCTTCTATCTCATGTATTCTATTCTGCCAATCCATTAAATAATATTTGTATCTGCTCATAATATTCTCCTTGTTATATGAGCAGTTTAACAACCTACTCAGGTTGGACACACTTCTGTCAAGCAGTCAGTCTGAAATATTTATACACCCTCTGACTAAGTGTTCTGCATTGTGGCTAGAACTCGGACTCTGTAGCTGTTCAGTTCTAATTAAGTGTATTTACCTAGGCTTTCCTAACACACCACAAATTAAGTAATAAAACTTATAGTAGGGCTAGTCATAAATAAGGGAGGAAAAGAACTAACCCTACTATAAGTTTTAAATGCTAGTTTCTTTAACCTATGACTAGCAAAATAGGTCGAGGTGTTCTTAATTTCTATACAAGTAAGTTTACTCATTGTTCTCAAACCTCCATTTCAATGATTGGTAAACATCTTCTACTTGTCTGTAACTTGCATCAGATAATATTTTTTTATCTAAACTTGCCAACCTACATAACACATCATCAAACATATCCAAAGTATTTTTTGTCAATGGTTCATTTTCTCCTGTATATTCTATATTTGGATTACTCATTGACTAATTCTACCTTTATAATATCTTTACACCTTGTAATGTTTTTAAATCTTCCTAAACTTTTAGAATAGTAACCTTTATTTTTAACATGATGCACTTGGCCTGAATCATATCCAGTTTCTTTACACCACCTAGACAAGTTATCTACTACTATAATATCTCCTGACTCAAAATATATTTTATGCTTTCCTACCGCCATAGGATTATTAGCACCCTTAAATATTTCTGACTCTTTATGTTTTTCTCCTAATCTAATCATAGCTTGTTTATGTTTCTGTTTAGGTATGGCACTCAACTCCCTCCAAAAATGTTCTCTATTCTCTTTTGTAGTATTCCATTCTAAATTCTCTACTGAGCAATCCATTTTATCTCCATTCTTATGATTGACTTCAGGTTTATTTTCTGGATTAGGTAAAAACAATTCCGCTATAATTCTATGACATCTCCAAGTTTTACCCTTCATTCCTACCCTTGCATATCCTCTGCTATCAGGACTTAATTTTAATATTTTTCTAGGACTTTTAAATCTGCCAAGATTACTTGCATAGTAACCTTGACAGTCTGGTATTTCTAGCCATATCTCCATTATATCACCTTATCAATTACTTTAGAAACATAGCTAACGCAAAGTCTTAATGCGGTTGTCTCTTTTAATTTTCTTTTTAGTTTCTTATTAGTTCTAATGTAATGTATTAAATGTTTTTCCAGGTCTTTATCTTCTACAAAAATTAACTGCCTGATATCTCTAGGTAGTTTCTTTTTATGGGCTTGTACCTCAAACTTTAATAAATCTTTAACTTTCATTATATCACCTCTTGATTATAGTTATTAAAAAATGTTAAAACAATATCAAGCATTGACCTGAAGTGAAATATAGAGGTTAGTTTATATATATCACTAACATATTTAGATATTGCAGGGACTTTTACAATGCTTGATATTGTTTTAACATATGATAAGAATAATAAATAAAAGTATGTCAACAATGCACATTTGGTCGTGATACCAATACTACCATGAAGAGGCACTTTATATTTATTATTTCTTATCATATTTTTATCTTACTCCTAAAATTATATTTAATCTATCTATATTTATTATAAGTTTTTCCTATAATGCTTTTATTTTTTCCTAACTCCTCCAGGAATTTCTTAGCATATTTTACATAAGATTTGCTCAGTCTTTCTTCTGGATAGATAAAATAATTTAATAGATTATATTTATTACTTCTAATTTTTCTCATCTTATTAACTCTATAATTATAATTAATTCTATTATTGCGGTGCTTATTCCTAAGTAAGCTAATAATTTATAATAATCAATAAAACCTCTATAAGTTTTTTCTTTATTATATTGTATTAATCTTTTTTGTTCTCTCTCATTAGCTAATATTATTTTCATGTCATTAGTTATATTATTATATTTCATTTATACCTCTTTATTAATCTTTTAAAAATCCTACTATATAATTTCTTTTGCTTTTACTACACATTAAACACAATTCACAAGTTACCGCCTTATTAACTTGATTAGGACACATTTTAATTTTATGTCCTTGCGGTGTTTCTTTTACTGGCTTAGTGCCTACAATAGAGGCAATAGGTAAATTATGCTTTTTTAATTCGTCCGCATGTTGTAAATTATTAGCGGATAAATTTATAGTGAAACCTTTATCATTAGCATATTTTATTTTTTCAAAATTCTCTTCTAATTGTGTTTTATGTGTATAAGTAAAACCATTTTTACCCTTGTTAGCTTTCACTAATTGCTTTAATTTATCAAAATCTATACTTTCATTATTGCCATTGTGGGCTAAATCACCCGCCTGGTTATGCCTCCATAATTGTCCAGGCGGTAGCTTTCTTATTTCTTTTAATAAAGAATCATAATCATTTTTAAAAGGTTTATTCCACCTTTTATTTATGCCAGTTTTTACCTCTTGCCATATCATTTTCGCCTTGCCCTTTTTAGCATAGCAGATATTTTTTTCTTTTAATGGGCAACTACTGGGACAACTATTTTCTTCGCTTGTAGTCACTGGAATAAATCCAGTTTTTCTATTTTGTGATATTCTTGTGAATCTTACTTTGTCCGCTTTCATTTTATCACCTCTTATTTATGTTTAATAAATCTTATCATAGGCCTATATAATTTACAATAGGCCTATAATAAAGTTTATATTTAAAATTCTTTTATGATATTTTCATTTAATCTAAAAAACATTTTAACAGAATCTTTTAAATTAGTATTATCTTTTTCTATAATCTTTTTTTCGTCTATTGAAATGCTTAATAAATTATCAGATTCTTTTATTTCTTTTTCTAATCTTTTGTTAATATCTCTTAATTTAACATTTGTTTTTTGACACTCTTTATAAGCTTTTTCTTTTTCTTCTAATAAATGTTTATAGTCATTTATTAATATATTTAACTTTTCTATTTCTCTTTCTTGCATTTGAGTTAAATTCTTAGCGGTCTTATCATCATCTATGTTATATTTTTTATCTTTAAATGTTATAAATTGATATGTCATTTTTAAACCTCATCTTTTAAATTAAATTTATTATTGAACTTGTCTATTGCTTCTTGAATCTTGCCTTGTAATATTTCTGCATCATATTTTAATTCGTCTATTTCATAATTATAAAAATTATTTAATCTTTCAGAATATAAAACATTATCTCCAGTAGCATCTTTCTCAGCACTATATTGAAATTCGTCTAGTTCCTCTATTACTTGAGTGGCACCGCTCCAACTATCCTCTAATCTCTGTTTTAATTCTTTCAATAGTTTTTTACCATATTTTGCTTTCTCTTTTATCATTATTTTATCCCCCTTTCATAATCAAATATTTTGTTTTGTAGTGTTAGTATTTGTAAAAAGTTTTTTCTATCTAATTTTTCAAGATAATCTATTTTTTTATTTAATCTTTCTATTTCCTCTTCTAGTTGTTTTATATCTACTTGCATAGTTACACCTCTTTTTTTATTAATTTTTAACATGCGTTAAAAATAGCATATAAAATGCAATAAATATACCTATAAGTGTTATAGGAAAAACCTATAATACGGCCAGAAGATTTATAGTTATAATATTGACAAATTGCCGTTTGTAGTGTTGACATTTTGACACTTGCCATGGATTGCCTTGTCTATTTAGTTTTTGCTAAGTGCCTGATAAACTGGCCTTTATGTTTATAATAAGACACACGCAAGGCAATCCGCCTCGACTATATAGACTTATATAAATTTTTATGCCTGGCAAAAGTAACTATAGTTTTTTTAGATTTGGCAAAGGCCTTACACATATACACAGGCCTACACACAACTAGCACATATATCTGCCTATATATATATGGAGGTGAAACATATTTAGAAAAATACTCGGCTTCCTAGACATGGGCCGAGTCTATATAATTATATATAATTTATATAAAACTATAATTATTCTTATTATATACTTGACATAGAGTTTTATATATGGTATATATATTATATATATAATTATATATAACTATATTATGTTCTATAGAGGCAGTTTTATCTTTTTAGTTGCCTTTTTCATAAAAATATGCTATAATTAAGTTATGGAAGAGGTAATTAATTTTAAAAAGTGCTGGGATAGCAACATAAAGCACCACTCAAAGCATGATTTTCTTACATTTGTGCGTAGATTTGCTCCAACAATCATATCAGATTGGAAAATGGGCAAACATATTCAGGTAATATCTAAAAAATTAAAACAATTAGAGTCTGGAGAAATAAAAAGACTCATGGTTTTTCTGCCTCCACGTAGTTCTAAGTCTGTAATCTGCTCAAAACTCTTCCCAGCATGGTATATAGGAAGGAATCCAGAACATGAGATACTTACAGTCAGCCATAGCGACCAGCTTTCTAGCGATTTTGGTAGGTCTGTCAGAGATATTGTATCAACTAAAAGTTTTCAAGACATATTTACAGGTGTTTCTCTTAGGACAGACGTTAGAGCAGCAGGAAAATGGAAAACAAACAAGGGAGGAAGCTATTACGCAGCCGGAGTCAAGAGTCAAATCGCAGGAAGAGGAGCACATATAGCAATTCTTGATGATGTGATGTCTGAAGAAGACTCATATTCAGAGGCAGGAAGAAGATATGTAAAAGAATGGTACCCTGCAGGTCTTCGAACTCGTATTATGCCTAACGGAAGTATATTAATAATTAACACCAGGTATCATTATGATGATTTATGTGGGTGGTTATTAAAACAAGAGTCAGAGTTCTCTACTATTCTACCTTGGGAAGTAATAAGAATACCTGCATGGTTAGATGAGGCAAGTGCCGAGTTATTAGAGTTACCTGTTGGTTCCTCTTATTTCCCAGAATGGAAAACAGATGACTCCCTAAAGATTGATGAGCAGGAAATACGTGCATCAAATGGAGCAAGATATTGGAATGCCTTATACATGCAGGACCCAACACCTGATGAAGGTGGTTTAATAAAAAAGAAATGGTTGCAATGGTGGGATTATGATGAACCGCCAGCTTGTGATTTTATTATTCAAACATATGATACTGCCTTTTCTACAAAAACTACAGCAGACTATAGTGTAATTCAAACTTGGGGTAT